CCAATAGTAATATTATCAATGAGGATATTATTATCATTATCTTTCAACTCATAACAACCCTTAGTATGCTTAATGAGTTTACCTTCTTTTATTTTCTTATCAATTTCAGACTCTAAAGCAAAAATCTCATATGGACTATCATTCAATACACCAACAATAACTGTGTATTTAAATGTTCTAACCCTATCGAGTTTTTTAGAAACATTTAAATGATATATATCACATGAAAGGTCTTTAGGTCTTTTCGGTGACAATCGTTCAAATGGAATATCTTTTTTGTCAACATCAGTCACCAATACACCAGACCTACTACCATCTCTATAAAACGTGATTCCCTTACAACCTTCTTTCCAAGCACAAATATAAACATTATCAACAACATCTTTAGTAGTATTATTAGGAGCATTAACGGTTTTGCTGATACTATGAGAAATCCACGACTGAGCTATTCCCTGCATTTTTACTGATTGTTCCCAAGAAATATTATCACTCGTAGCACCATAATATGGAGATTCTTTCACATCAGTTTTCCCAGTGATAGCCATCCACTTCTGTAAATAGGGATGATATACTTTATATTCATGCCATTTATCACCCATCTCATCAATAAAATCAATAGTATCAGTAGTATTATCTGGATTGATTTTTTTTCTTCTTGTATATGGATTCAAAGTAAACAATGGTTCAATGCCAGATGATGTTCTCGTTTGTATAGATACAGTTCCAGTTGGTGAACAAGTAGTCAACGATATATTACGTCTACCATATTTCTCATGTAATGCTCTAACTTCTGGAGATGCTTTAAAAATCTTTTCCAATAATGGATTAATATTTTCATATTCTAATTCTTTATTGTAAATCGGAAATGCTCCAAGTTCTTTTGCCATTTCGCAAGATGACTTTAGAGAATGAACAGCAAATTTTTCAAATATTTTATCTACCATCTTCAACGATTCATCAGAACCATATTTAATATTCAACGATGCTAATGTATCAGCTAACGCATTAACACCAAGACCAGTTCTTCTCCCATTCTCACAAGTATATCTAATATTAATCCACGTATCCAATTCTATTTGTTTAATTTTAATATCTTCAGGATCACTTTTAATCTTTTCAATAATTCTATCAATACACTCCAATTCCAAATCAATCATATCTTCCATAAATCTTTGGGCTTTTTCTACAATAAACCCAAATCTATCAAAATCAAACGATGCCTCTTTTGTAAATGGTTCTTTTACGAAACCATGTAAAGGTACAATCATCAATCTACACGAATCAACCCCCATAATTATTTCACCACACCTACGAACAGAACAACCATTTACAATAATATTTCGACCAATATCTTCCTTGATACAATAAACATTCTCTTTTACATCTAAAAATTCTACAGATAATACCTTAGTAACATTTGAATTAATATGTTTATATGTATTGTATGTTGATATATAATCTTTTATTTTTTTATCTTTATTCGGATGATCAAAAAATCCAATATTTTTAGAAAATAGAACATGAGAACCATTTATAGAAATAAGTTCATAATTATCCTTACACATATATTCTTTACCTTTAAACATCCTCATCTCAGATTTTCTTCTCATATATATTTTAGATAATATACCATTAGAATGAAGTATTAATTGAACAGATTTCAATAAATCTTTATTACTTTGATTTAATCTAACAGTAACGCATGTTGTAGCAATATTAACTGTACCATCAGCATAATATAATCCAGCGACATAAAACAAACCAGATTTATTTCTACTATTCTCCATAATAAATTTAGGAACTACTAATTTAGTCTCTTTAGTAAAACCATATTTAATTTCAAAATAATGTTTCAACCAAGTAGATGATATTCTATACTTGGATTCCTTCTCATTAAACGAAACATAATATGGAGACAATATTCGTTTATCCCAACCATTAACCAATTTACTATCAATATCACCATAATTTTTGTTATAAAGATGGTCTATATATTTTTTACATAATATTACCATTCTAAGGGCATCATCTCCCCAAAAGTCTAAATGTAATTGCCATTTAGCAATATTACCATCACCAGTAATAAGTCCCATTAATAAAGCAGAAATTTCATCATCTGTTTCTGGTTCAGTATCAACAATGGAATATTGACATTCAGGCATAGAAATTAAAATATCTTTACCAACTAAATCTTTCGCCTCAACCATTCCATCATATGTAGCAAAATGATGATCTGGCGTACATTTAATTTCAACACCAAATTCAGTTACCACATTCACCAAAGAAGCATTTTCTTTTGTAAGGAAAACTTCAGAAGCTTCTCTTTGACAAACTCCAGTTTGATTTTTATCAATTTTCCAATTTTCTACTTTTTCAACGCCATCATTGACATATGAAATTCTGTTATCTGCTAAAATCGTATTTTTATTCTTCGAATTATAAGCATCGATAAATTTAACATAACCATTATTAGTCAACATATATTCACTACCAGCAAAGCATGGGTTTGTTGTTTGGTCATAAAACAATTGATTTATTTTTCCATATCTATTAGACATACTATTATCAATCATAGTATCCCAAAACATAACACCTGGTTCACCAGTTGACCAAGCACAATCAATAATCTGATTCCATATAGTTCTCGCTTTAACTTTAATGCTGATTTGTTTTTTATCAGAATTCATTGGCCAATATTGTTCATATTCAGAATCATTCTCAACGGCTTTCATAAACTCATCTGTCAATTTAACAGAGATATTAGCACCGGTAACTTTCTTTAAATCTTTTTTGATATTAATAAAAGTTTCTATTTCTGGATGATGAACATTCATTGACAAAAGTAAAGCTCCCCTTCTTCCTTTTTGAGCAACTTCCCTACATGTATTCGAAAAGCGTTCCATAAAAATGGCAATACCATCAGTAGTTCTTGCTGAATTTTTAACAAACATACCTTTAGGTCTAAGATTGCTAATATCCATACCAACACCAGCTCTACGTTTCATAAATTGACCGAGTTGTTGATCTGAATAAAATATTCCACCATAAGAATCTACTACATTTTCTAGAACATAACAATTACCAAGAGTTTGATATGAATAAAAATTACCTATACCAGCGAGAGGACTTCCTTGAGGAACTATATCTTTATAATTATCAATGTAAGAAAATATTTCTTCTTCTGTCATTGGATTTTTAAATTTCTTTTTTTCTACTCTGGCAATTTCTTTAGATATTCGTTTAAACATATCAGTTGGTATTTGTTCTAATAGGTTATTTTCAGCATCATGAAGAGCATATTTTTGAAGGAAAACATCTGCCGCAAGACTATCATTTTCAAAATATTCAATTGATTTTTTCAATGCTTCTTCTTTATTATACATATCAAATTCTCCGGTTAAATTATATCGTCTTCAGTTATTATTTGAAATTCATAACCGTATTTATCACAATAAGCAGAAGCAGATTTCCATTTACATTGATTTATCACGAAAGTTTCAGCATCATACATATATTGTCTTTTAGATTTCCAGTTATTAGTTTTAGGTTCTTTAGGTGGTAATGTTTGTCTTTTAGGTTTCACTTCAACTATTACTTTAGAAATAGTACCATTTTTATTTTTCTTTTCGATATAGAAATCTGGATAATATCTATGAGTTTTACCATCAATAACATTTACATATGGAATTACAATACTTTCGTAACTCCATTTAAGAATATTATCAGACATATCAAAAAATTTACAAACTTTACATTCCCATGAACTTCTATAAATTATCTGTTTTGTACCAATGTACTTTTCTTTATTTTCTACTAAATATTTTCCTTTGTAAGATTTGTTCATTTCATTAATCAATCCTATTATAACATTTTTATTTCATTAAATCAAGTTTCATCGAAGAGATTTTATTAAAGGTGAAATCGACTGCCAATCTGCCATCAGTTTACTAAGTTTGTTTTTTGAGAAAAATTTCATCAATTTGGCACTTTCAATATCTTTAATATCGTAATTAGAAAATGATTCTAAAATACCATCTGAAATATTTTTCGGAATATAATCAAAGTCAACCATTATTCTATTTCTAATATAATTTTCTTTGTATTCTTCATTACCTACTTTGTCAATAAAGTCTTGAATACCTTCTCTGAGAATTTTAGCAGATCCAACTTTTCCAGTCTTTGGTTTAATTGCTGGAATAGTATCTGATTTATCACCACCAATAATTTTCATATCCAATTCCGTTTGTGGACTTAAACAATTTACCATTTTACAATACATCGGATCGAATTGTTGATTATTTTTATCTTTCAATAATTGATGAAAATCACTATCAGACGAAACGATAATATTTTTATTTGCCTTAAATTGTTTTTTTACCAAAATGGCAATGATATCATCTGCTTCAGCTCTATCGTAATTCATAACGTAAATATTAGAAAATATATCTTTAATTTCACGTTTGAATTCATCTAACACTGGATAAAATTTATCGAAGTCAACAACGGATTTATCTCTCGCAGACTTTCTATTAGATTTATAAGTTGATAGATGATCATATCTCCAACTGTTTTTGGAATCCATTGCTATTATTACTTTACTCGGATTAAATTTAACAATAGTATTTATTATGTTATTCAAAAACATATGTCGCCATAAAAAGAATCCATTTTCGTTTTCTTCTGGATTTTTAAAGATAACAGAATATAGAGTTCTGAAAACTATATTATTACCATCAATCAAAATAACTGGTTTATTATTGTCAATAATTCCTCTATCCTCTACAGAAAATAATTCAGATAAACTATTTGTCATTTTGATTCCTTTCAATAAATTTATCGAGTGAAATTGTTTCAAACTTATATTTTTTCAATTGTTTAGTTTTCGCTGTATACATTGCTTCTTGTGGAAGAAATGTTTTAGCAAATAAACAATCTTTTTTTCCAACTGGTATTACTTTCTGTACATATACATCATAAATTTCATAAACCATTTTCATATTTATCATAGCAAGTCTCGTCATATTCTGATAATCAAAACTTGGTTTAATTTCAATAACACTTGTTTTTGGTTTATTAGCAATGAATGGAATCTTATCTAATTTATTACCATCAAATAATTCATAATAAAATATACCATATGCTTTTTTATTCCATTCTATCTCAAAATCCGAAGTATATTCATGAGGTTGTAATATTGTAGATGTTTTCATTACATCTTTAGTTTTCATTTTTTCAGTCCATTGATATTCTACTTTTTCAGATAAAAGAAATGGATCTGGTTGACAAATAAAATCATCAACAAAACCAGCATCTTTTAGTTCTTTCAAATAACAATAGAAAAGCCGCTCTTCTTCACTGTCAAATTCTTTATTATCGAATGATATTTTCATATGAAAAATACTTTGTCAAATATTGAATTCGTAAAGAAAGGTTCTAACTCTTCATATGTAAAGTTATCTTTCTTTAGATATAATAAAATATCATTAACATCCCATTTATCTCTCATAGGTATTTTATAAGCTTTCATAAATTTTTTCCAACAAAATACATATTCACCTCTTGTCAATAATTCGATTGTTTTCTTTTTAGTGTCATATGTCTTAGTATCTAAATCTATAAGGAATCTTTTATGTTTAAATTCTTTCAATAGCGGATCATCTATTTTAACACCAGTTAGTGCTATGGCGTTGGGTAAAAATATTGAGTCAATAGGACCTTCCGTTATAATAACAGGCTTATTTCGATCAACTGTATAGTAATTATAAAGGTTTACGTGCTTACCTGAACGTGATAAGTATTTTGGCATTTGACCTTTGAGACTTCTGCCTTGATAATAGAAAATTTTATTTTTATCATCAAAGAAAGGAATTATCAATCTATCTTTATACATACCATCAATAGCAACAAACCATTTAGACCAAATATCTTTTGGTATATTTCTATCTTCACATAATTTTATAGCGACTTCGAAAATTGGAGTTTCACCTTTAAGAATAGGAACAAAAAATTTAGTTTGTTCTCGTTCTGGATTTTTTTTTCTTATAGTCGGATTTTTTATCACTATTAATTTTGGTTTTTGTTTTTTATCATTTTCTTGTAAAATTTCTCTGAAGTAATCTTTATAATTATTAGGATAAAATTCTTTCATCCACATGATTGCTGGTTTTTTATAAAAACAATTATGACAAAAATAAATAAAAGGATGTTTATTTTTAAGAATATATCCACGCTTCTTACTATTATTAGTTTTCGAATCTCCACAAACGGGGCAACGAAATTGAAAATATCCATCACCCTCGTTTACATTTCCTATTGAATTAAGAATCAGTCGAATTTGTCTTTCGAGTGCTATATCATTTTCAAATCTATTAAAATTCATTATTATATATTCCATAAAAAAGGGTGATTTATATAATAAATCACCCCATATTGATTTTTAAAAAACTATAAAATTACGATTCGTCTTGAAGCTCTTTGAAAAAATCATCATCATTACCAGCAAAAATATTCGCATCAGCAACTTTTGCTGGTGCTTGCTTAGCAGAATTATTTTCTTCAACATGATTAGCAGGTTTAAATGATTCTTTCTGAAAAGAACTTCCATTCATCCCGATAACTTTATTGAATCTCTCAGACAAATCTTCAAAAGATTTAAATTTATCAGGAGAAATAAAATCAGCCAATCCATAAAGCTTAGAATTAATAGATTCGATCTCATCATCAGTACCAACACATGACATATTATCAAATTGACAAGAGTCATAATTCGGCATGATTATTCCATCAACTTTAATTTTCTTAATAATCAATTTAAAATCAGCACCCTCGTAATAATCAAACACCATAATTGGTTGATCAATAGAGTCATCACCTGGTTGCATTTTCTCCATGATTTTATCATAAACCTTAGCACCGTATTTATAAAGAAAAACTTTACCATTATTTTCAGGATTCAAAGGATCCTTAACAATCAAAATGTTCGAATAATAATTTAGTTTTCTTTTTCGTGTACGAACAGTAGTAGGATCCGAATCCCACAAGTCAGAATTCGCTTTACAAACAGGACATTCTTTTTTCAATGTTGTCGGACAATTATCGATAAGCCATCCACCGGGACCTTTAAAATAATGATGATAAAAACTGACAAATGGTATATCGGTATCTTTCGATGGAAGAAATCGAACAATAGTTTGAGAAACGCCATTTTCATTAAACTGCGGACTAAAAATTCTTTCGTCCTTTTCACCAGAACCTTTATTAGAATTTGTCTGTTCCTTGATCTTCCCAAGGGTTTTTGTCCAATCGATCTTAAACTTCTGTTTTTGCATTTACTACTCCTTTATAAGGTGTTTTTTATTTTTTCCGCAATTCGTATGAACTTCATCAACTCACAATTCATTATATCATTTTTTTCTGTCAATAGCAATGCTTTTTCTAAATTTCTTAAATAAAATATTGGTGATATTTTTTTTGTTATAATTAAATGATAAGCTATATTCAATCCATCTTCTCTTATTTTAAAATAATCATTAATACTTTTAAATTTAAGTTGTTTATAAATTTCTGAAAGAAGTGTTAAATCTTCTTTCAGTTTTTTATTAGTAAACAGTTTCATAGTTTCAATAATAATATCGGATCGTATTTTATTTATTGGTAATTTATCTTTCACTATTTCGTTATACAATAAAAAAACAGCAAATTCATTTAAAGTATAATAGCAATTTTCTATTTCATTATAGATTCGTTTGCTATTATCTTTAAAAAAAGAAGATGATCTTTCATATCGTATGTGATGACTTCTTTTAAATAAATCAACATCTTTATTTTTCTTAATAAAATCAGAACAATTACACGCAACAGAAAAAACCATCAAACTCGAATTTTTCATTTTAATCCATAATTTCGTCTAAGTTTGTTTTATCAATTTTTATAAAAAATTTATTAGATACTTCCTGTTTCAATTCAAAATTAGTCTGCTCATCAAATATAGAAATAATTTTTTGAAATGTTGTGAAATTCTCTTCAAGAAATATTATCGAATCTTTAATACTAACATCATGTAACTCTTTTATCATTCTAATAATTTTATTGAAATTATTCTGTTCAATAGAATTGATATTTTTAGTATCAAACATCTGTTTCAATTTATCATAATCATAACCATTCTCTTCTAAAATTTCAAAAAATTTAATTTTCAAAATTTCATTTATCATATTATATTCATTTATTTTCTCATCAGCCTTGTCTCTATCATATGTACTAATATCATGCTTTGCCATACTAAAATCTCCTCTAAGTGAAACTTATCATCTTTTTAAATTTATCATTTGTATCTTTATTTAAAATATTTTTAACATCATCAACAACAGAATCTACATTTTTCTTTCTTTCAGTTTCACTCAATGGTGTATTTTTAGTAATAATTTTCACTTCTGGTATAGAATCTTTATCCTCATATACTCGCATCTTATAATAATTGACACATACAGATACTGACATATTATTTAATCCATATCTATTCTTAATAATAACCCATCTATATTTACCCAATGCTTTCAACTCATCAGATTGTGTTACCGCTATTATTATATCAGCAGTCGCAGCAATTCCAATACTATCACTAATATTGGTCATATCAATCTCTGGACTCGAAAATCCAGCTCTATTAGATTGTATAGCAGAAACTATAGGAAGACCTAATTCAA